GTAAAAAGCCAAAGGGTTCTGGAAGAAGATTATATACAGATGAAAACCCTAAAGATACTGTAAGAATAAAGTTTGCTACTCCTGCGGATGCCAGAGCTACAGTTGCAAAAGTTAAAAAATTAAAAAAACCTTTTGCTAGAAAAATACAGATATTAACTGTAGGAGAACAAAGAGCAAAAGTAATGGGTAAAAATGCTGTAGTTGCCATATTTAAAAAAGGTAAAGACAGTATACGAAAAGCGAGGAAAAAGTAAGTGAGCTTAAAAGAATGGTTTGGTAAAGGACCGAAGGGCGATTGGGTAGATATAGGAGCACCTAAAAAAAAAGGTAAGTTTCAACCTTGTGGTAGAAAGTCTGCTAGAAAGTCAAAAAGAAAATACCCTAAATGTGTTCCTAGAGCTAAAGCAAACAGAATGTCTAAAAAACAAATAGCAAGTGCCGTAAGACGTAAAAGATCAAAAGCACAAGGAGTAGGAGGAAAGCCTACTAATGTTAAAACATTTGCGAGAACTGGCGGAGTTATGAAATATATATCACAAAACAATAGATACGCAAATGGTGGAAGGGTATATCCAAGATAATGTTATTACCTGAAAAAAGAAAATCGAAAGAACTCACCGAGAAACAACAAGGTTTCTTAGACGCATACTTTGCAGAGGGTGAGAAAACCTTTGGGAACATCACCCAAAGCCTATTACATGCAGGCTATTCAGAGACCTCAAGGTCTTCAGTGTCAAAGGCTATGCGACCTCATATTATAGAAAGAGCAAAAGAGTTGTTAGCAACGACAACAGCCAATGCAGTAGGACAAATAAAAGATGCACTATCTGGTGGTAACGATGAGCCTATCGCCAGACAGAAACTACGATTTGAAGCAGCAACAGACATCTTAGACAGATGTGGTATATCTAAAAGACAGGAAATTGTATCTGAAAACAAACATGTACATGCTGTCGTATTGTTACCTGCTAAGAAAGCAGAAGCTATAGACTTATCAGATGTTGAGGCTGAAATTGTCGGAAACTAAAAAAAGAGGAAGACCAAAGCTCAAGGCAGGAGAGAAAGGTAGATATAACCTTTCAGCAAAAGAAAAAGCTCGAAGAGCTACTATGGCACAAATTCGCTATAGAGATAAAAAAATAAAGAAGCATACGAACCAACTAAAGAGGCAGAAGCAATTAAAGAAAGAGAAGATAGAGAAGTTCAAGACACTGGACAAGGGTCTTCAGGGAAAGGGTGCGATAACGGAGGATGTCCTTGCGGATGCACCAACTGCGGTGAAGGAACTTGTTGCGGACAGGGAAGTTGCGTTCAATCCGAATCAGGGTCCTCAGACTGAGTTCCTAGCAGCTCCTGAAAGAGATGTTCTTTATGGAGGTGCAGCAGGTGGAGGTAAATCCTACGCCTTACTTGCAGATGCACTACGATATGCCCACAACCCAAACCATAGAGGGTTGCTTCTCAGAAGAACATTGGGCGAACTAACAGAGCTTATAGACAAAAGTAGGCAATTATATTTAAAGGCTTTCCCAGAAGCTGTTTTTAAAGAAAGTAAATCGACATGGATATTTCCATCTGGGGCTACGATTTTATTTTCATATTTAGATAGAGATACAGATGTTACAAGATATCAAGGACAAAGTTTTAACTGGATTGCAATCGATGAAATCACGCATTACCCAACTCCTTACGTTTGGGAATACCTTCGTTCAAGGTTGCGTACAACGGATCAAAGCATTATACCTTACATGCGTTGCACTGCTAACCCAGGTGGAGTCGGTGGTTGGTGGATTAAAAAAATGTATATTGACCCTTCCGAGTCAAATACTCCTTTTTGGGCTAGGGATGTGGAATCAAATCGTATCTTACGCTATGGGTCTAGTAACGCAGAAAAAGCAGGAAAACCCCTCTTCCAGCGAAGATTCATCCCAGCAAGATTAACGGACAATCCATATTTAATGGCTTCAGGGGAATACGAAGCCATGTTGAACTCTCTACCAGAGGTAGAACGTAGAAGATTATTAGAAGGAGACTGGGATGTCACGGATGGTGCAGCGTTTGCTGAGTTTGATAGGAGTAGACATGTGGTTGAGCCTTTTGAGATTCCTCGTTCTTGGGCTCGTATTAGGGCTGCAGACTATGGTTACTCTAGCCCTTCTTGTGTACTTTGGGGTGCAATCGATTTTGATGGGAATCTTTGGATATATAGAGAATTATATGGCAAGGGATTCACAGGGGAGCAGTTAGCTGAAAGAATACTTGAGCTTGAATATGACGATCCTACAATCCAGACGGCTGTTTTGGATGAGTCCTGTTTTAGCCGAACTGGTCATGGGCTTAGTATTGCTGAGTCTATGAATAGATTAAATTTAAGATTTATGGCTTCTAACCGAGATAGGTTAGCAGGGAAAATAGAGATGCATAAACGATTAGGCGATAATGATTTAGGTGAACCACGTTTACGTATCTTCAATAATTGTAAGCATTTGATTAGAACGCTACCTACATTACCTCTAAGTAAAACAAATCCAGAGGATGTAGATACAAAAGCTGATGATCATGCTTATGATGCACTACGCTATATGTGTATGACACGTTTAGTGAATAGTCCGTACTATCATCCTAGATTTAGAAAACCTAGAGAATATGATAGATACACACCTAACGATCCAATTTTTGGATATTAACTTTATAAGGAGAAAACAATGCCGTTAATGAAAGGTTACAAACAAGGCGAAATGGGAACTGAAGACGAAACTAAA